TAGATTTAAAAATAAAAGTGTGATTATGTGACAAAATATATTCTAACCCGCATTATCACTCACTTTTTTTGTCACAAAAACTGTCACAGAATATCAATTTGTCACAGAATGTTTTTGTGACAAAGCTTATGATTTGATATACACACCGTTTCATGCCATAAGATAAATTGTTTCTGCTTCGTTTGACCTTTCCACAATAACTGTATTCAAAATCAGTGATGTACCCATGTCAATATCTTGACAGCTATTTATTAAATGAATTTCCGTATAATCATTGTAGTTCTCTAAAATTTTTATCATTTCTGCTTTAGTCATTTTTATTCTCCTTCTTTAATCTAAACTAACTACGAAAAATCGTTTCCGTGTACCGTCGTTCATTCGTTTTTGTATTTGCTGTTCTGCCAATCCAAATTTACGTATCAGTTCACGATTGAAAGATTTCTTACCGGTGATTTCCCGAATGTTTGAAATTTTACACCAGTCAGTGAACTTTATATATAGGTCATTTGCAGGTGTATTCAAAATTTCTTCAACAGTCATATCAGCTTCATCAACCCAAGTCAAAACCGTTGAATTCTCTATCATGTATTTTTGCTTTGCCTGTTCAACCACTTTCGGCAACGTAAACCGTTTATTTTGTACTAGCCGGCGCAATCCTTTAATAGCTAAATTCAGCAGGTACGACAAAGCAATTTCACTGGTAATTTTTTCGAAAATCATCGGGTCGTAATCATCGTCGTTTTTTGAAAATTTAGCATTGAACGGAATGAATGTCAGCTTTCTCATCATGCCATCTGTTTTATCAGCAGATCGAGGAATTTCATTCGCGCTAAATAACTGCGTTGCATACGGTTCAAGTGTGAACGGCATTCCGAATTTTCGTTGCACCTGTAACGGCTCACCGCTGAACAGCTTTTTCAATGTACCGGTTTCTTTCAGCGATCCATAATTTATATCGTCGCCGATATTTACCATTTTATTTTCAAGTTCAGCTGTAATGAATGTGCCGGTCAACTGTTCAAGCGAAATAGTGGCGCAATTTTCATAACCAATAAACGTGCGGATCAATTTTAGTATTGTAGATTTACCGTTGCTACCACTGCCGTAAAACAAAAATGCTGTTTGAAAAATGTTCTTGTGCAGCAGGCAATCACCAACGATTTCCTCAAAAAGATCAATACATTCACGATCACCGCAAAACACCCGGTTCAACATTATATCTAAATCATCAGATTTAGCCGTTGGATCATAATTCACCGGAATTCGCTCAAATTCGATTGCGTCAGCACTATAAGGCAGTCGTTCACAGGTTTTCAAATTTAGCCGAGTGTTTTTCAGATTAACAACGAAAGGATCGAGCTTTATTTTGCTGCGATCCAGCGCTGTCATTATTTTCATATAGGAAATAACTTCGTTCCGCTCACGCCATTTTATCCCCGGATACGCCGCAATCATCTGTCGTTCAATTTGTTGCTGGTTCGGCTGATAATAACCGTCACGGTAAATATAAATTTTATCGTTATAGGTTATTATTTTATCTACTGCCAGCAGTTCATCGGCAAAAATATTATGTTCAAATTTACCTCGTTTTATTTCTTTCTCGGCAAGCTGCGCTTCGATTTCTGCTTCTGATTTAAAGGCTTCATCGCGCAGTATCAAATCAACTTCATGCTGCGGCAAAGGTTCGGCTAAAACAAACCTATTGATAATATTGATCGTTTCTTTGATCTCATCACGTTTAAAGCCTTTACTTTGCAAATATACGATGTACGAAAATAGTTCTTGATTGCGCCCGCTGCCATCTGCCATATCTTTAAAACGGTAATGATCACCCGGTTGCGATACAGGATAAAGCCATTTAGGCACAGCCATAATTTCATCATCGCCATAATCCAGCAACCATTTTCTCATGGCGCCGCTATCTTTGATTTTCACATAAGCATTGCGCGAATGAGATCGGCAATCACTGTATATACCGAGTGCAAGACGTGTTTTCGTAAAATTCTTCCACGGTTCAGCTGATTTAAACCAAACATGTACGCCGCGCGAGGTTTGCATAACTTTGCATTTCAAATCAAGTTCATCGATGATTCGTTGAATTATTTCAGCGTCGCTGACAGTATCGAAGTCTAAAACAATAAACGGTTCAGGAACAATCATTGCCAGGTTATCGAAATCTTTAACATTCTTCCAGTCAAGAGCCTTTTCACCGTTCTTGAAATGGTGTATTGCTTTTTTCTCATCGTCCAGCACAATATATTTTTTATTCAATGCTTCGCCCCCTTTCCTTTTCGATTATCTGTACGGCTTCATTCAACGTCCGCGGACAGTAGTGTCTTCCGTTCGATCTCATAATCCTGATAGCGTGGATCTCTTGATCAGGCTGCATTCCGTTATCATGCACTTTACATTCAAAAGCTATAAATTTACCATTCAAACATATTAGGAGATCGGGAACGCCTTTCGCGGTCATTCCCGATCCGTATGTATTTACATAATAAATCCCGTTAGCTTTCAAATAGTTGATTATTTTTGATTGCAAACGGCTTTCACGCATTAGATATCTTCAAGAGGATCGTACCCTTCAGCGTCCTCATTACCTGCGTCTTCAAACCCGAGGGCTGGCTCAATGTCGCCTAAATTAGTGAACGTCATCATTTTGTCAGGATTTTTAGTTGACGGCGTTTTGCTGTGAGTAACGACGCCTTTCAGATAGCAGCCGACAAGATCGTTTTCGTCGATTTCATCAAGCGAAAAATCATTCAACGCTGTCTTAGCCATGAATGAAAAGGCTTTCAATGCCCCTTCGTTAGTTTCACCGTTAGTTTTAATTAAAGAATAACGTTCAACGTGTTTAAGCCCTGTTTTAGTTGCCATAGTGATAATCATTTTCCCGTAATCAGCTTTATATTCAACTTCAACGATTTTAAAAGTGTGTTCCCCTTCCGGAATAGTAGTAAATTCAGATTTTGCAAGTTTAATTACCATAATAAAATACCTCTTTTCTTTAAATTAATTCTTGAAAAATAACACCGTGGATATCTTGATTTTTAATAACAACCAAGTAATTAATAGTTTTTTCATCGACATCGACAGAACCAGTGTAAACATGATCCTGTCTTTCTAATAAACCAAATGCTTCGTTTGATATGCTGACTTATTTGCCGTTATGATCCTGAAAGATTCTTCTGATAGCACTCGAACTTCCATCTGCTTCAAGAACGATAGCCCTCGACAATTCAGCCACTTTAGCTAATTCGTCAATGTCAAATATTTCGAATACTTTGGTCAATATTTCCGATTTCTCTGCCTTTGATGTCTGATAAAAATCAAGAGCAAAATCAGGGATAACTACAGCCGTAGTTCCTGCTACAAGGAAACTGTAACCGAATGCTTTAACAAGTTTCCCGTGTGCGCCGATCTTTTTAGCAAATTTTTCAAATTTCATGATTGAACCGCCTTTTCAATTTCTAATTTTTTGATATCGGAGAATTTGAAGGTAGTTATTTTATCAGTTTCAATTGCTAACTTTTTACCCTTTTCGTCGCCGATAGAATAAACTTTCAAAACATTGCCTGTAAAAACCATGTCACCGCCGCCTTTAAGGCTAATCCTTACTATCATTTTCATTCACCGCCTTGACCGACATTCGATATTCAACTTTTTCGACAAGGTATTTTTCATACAGCTCGTCTTGCTTTAATTTTTCAGTATCAACTGACGATTTAGTGTTTTTGGATAGGGTGTAAATGTATGCTGCCGACTTAACTTCGACCCTGTCGTCGTTATCTCCAAATTTGCCCTGAAGGTTCTTTTTCAGCTTTTCTTTGTTTTCTTTCAAGCGTTTTTCTATTACTTTGATCTCGGACGACGCCTTATCGTAGGCAGATTGGTCTGCGTCAATAACAGCAAGCAATTTTTCAATCTCGTCGTCTTTTACGCCTATGACATTGGTGCGCAAGGACTTTAAAATATCGGCGTCTTTTCTTTCGTCGAAATCCGGTGAAATACCAGTTTCAACATGATCTTTCCAAAATTTAATCGCAGGTTTTATATAGCGTTTTTCAAAATCAGGAAAGTCCTCTGACATTTTCCATTCGACAACTATAGTATTATCAATAGTCGGCACAAACGCCGCGGGATCTTCGTAATCCCCGTCTTTCAAGAACGAACACGTTATAATTACGTCATCGATCTTTGACAAGTACGCGTATAACGCCGCCTGAAGTTTGTAATAGATTGGAATATCTTTAATCCAGTCTTCAGCCCTTTTCGTGGTTTTGATCTCGACAATCAGATCGTCTGATTTAGCGTCCCACATGCCGCCGAATATTTTGATATCACCGTAAAAGTCGCCATACGTCTTTTTAAAATAGTCTTTACCGTAAACGTCTTCAGGCGTTTCAATATCAAGGAAAAACCTTTCTTTCAAATAGTCGATGATTTTAGGCTCTATTACCTTACCTGCGATCGTATAAATAGAATCTGTGAACGGTTCTTCGTAAGTCCTTGTCATTTCGCACCACGTCGCAAAAGGCGTTTTCCATGTGTTAAGACCCAGCACTGAAGCAAACCGCGTCGCCGTCATTTTCTTGAATTTTTTCGGTAGTTTATCAAGTTCAATGTGATTATCGACAAATCTCATTATGCACCTGCTTCAGCAATCTTTTCGCCGATCTCTTTCAGTAGACCGTCAGCTGCTTTTTTTGTCATTCCAGCTTTGATTTTTGCGACAACTTCAGCGATATAATCTTCATGATCAACCCCCGTATCACGAAGCTTTTTAAGACCTGCTTTAATAGACTTTATCTGTGTGGTGGTACATTCTGCCTCTTTATCACTTGAACCGGTCAGTTCTTTAACGGCGTCGTCACGATCTTTTGCTGTTGCAGGTGGTTTTCTGCCGGCTTTTGGCTTTTCTTGTTTTTCTTCATCATCTTCACCGATTGTCGGTTCTATAGCGTCGCTTTCGACAATGTCTAAAACAAGTTGATATAAATATCTGCGCGCATAAGTGATTTCAGATCCTAACGCTTGCATTTCGTTCATCTTGCGTTTACCTTCCGCTGAAATGATATCCAGTTGTTTCATTTCAAAGCCGAAGCAAATACATTCGTCAGGACTGTCAGTATTGTATAAAATACCGTTTGCAAAACCTTTGTCAAAAGCACAAACCAACAAACAACTGTATTTTGCAAACAACATGTTCGCAGTTGGTACGATATCGGCTAGTTCGAAATATTTGTATTCCGCAAAGCGATTGACACCTGATTTCTTCACGTTTGAATTTGCAAAATCCATTCGAACCATTTGCAATTTTTTGTAAACATTCATATCACTGTAATTTTCTGTTTTTGCTGTAGCCATTTTTTCAACTTCCTTTCGCTTCTTCTTAGTTTTTTGAGTGTTGCCGAGAAAATCGGCGATTCTTTTTTTCGCAAGCTCGATATAAAACGACCGATCAATGTCTGCTATCTTCAAGCAGTTTGTATTATCGACGTAACAGTGTTCAGGCACATCGGGCATTTTGTGAAGCCTGCCGTCCTTGACCTTGTAAATCAGCCCGTATTTCTGATCCTTGACTGCATAAACCCTGTTAACACGCTGAACAGTGATCTGATCATCACCAACCGCCCAAACTGTATTTTGAAATGTCCCCCCGGTTTTACAGATCATCTGAAAATCAAAAATGTTTTCGGCTTTATTGATCGTATCTTCGACCGGAACAGAGTTCATGAAATATTCGACTATGGCTTTATGGACAATAATAAGTGAATTATTTTTAAAACTTCCGCCCTGCCACAGTGAAACATAACCGCCCTTTGTGTTTATTTTGAGCTTATCTTCCTTCGTGAACGTTTTAACGCCGTCCCGAATCAAATACGTCGCGCCAACTTGTACGATATAGTTATTGACGTCCTTCTGCGCTATGCGGTGTATCTCTGTATACTCCATGTTTAACCGGGTGCGCTGTTCCCATTCTTCAACAATTTTGTTGATCTGCTTTTCATTAGCTACCGGAAACTTAATCATCAGCCCGTCAGTGTTGGATTGAATCAGGCTAAAACCTTCGACGTCTTCGAGTTTTTCAATCAAATCGGTCAAAAGCAGCTGGCCTGTAATACAGATATGGTTTGCCCCCCGCGGATCATAAAGAGGATTGTATTGATTTTTCATAGCTCCGTATGTGCTATTTAAAACCAACTTTAAAGCCCCTGCTGTTTCGTCGTCGCCCTCGTGCTTTGCTTTTATGCGGGTATTATAAACATTCGCATAACCTTCTGCGCTCGGTATGGATCTCGAAATATAACCGTATTCCAACATCATAGACGGATAATAGCTGCCGACATCGATATCGACGATTTTCATTTCTTCTGTAGACTGATCAAAATAATTTTCCCTTGCCCCATGAATACCGCCCCAGCCGTAAACATGCTGCACACCTGCGATATCACACTTTAATTTTTCGTTGTAATTGATTTTTCTGAAAAACTCGATCGGTTCACGATATTTATTTAATATCAATTCGGCCGGTGGCTCGTATTCGAATTCGTCATTGTAATCGGCTCGTCTTGCTTCGAGATACGTCGCTGTGAGCTTCGGATTAGTTAAAGACAGGGAAATGCTCGCGTCTATGCCTTTCAATCGTCCTACGGCTATTTTGCCGTCTAAATAGCTTTTTCTTTTATGGTAGAGTTTAACGCTGTTTGATACGTCAGTCTTACAGTAGAAAATGACTTCTTCGACTTCTTCCGCTGTCAGTTTTCGCTTGATGTTGAAGTCTATCGACGATTCGACTATCGGTTCACACATATTCCCTTCTATCGCTTTCAAAGACAGTCCCTTATCGGCGATATCGTCCCGCAAGTCAAAGCTCTTAAAAAGCTTTCTTTGAAACTGTACGAAGGGGAATTCCCAACCGTTACAGTGCTGCTGAATAATGAAATCGTTATGAGCTTTTACTATTTCAGGATCAGCACCGGTTAACATTGATTGCGTAACCCAATCATCGTAATGTTTATTGTTGAAACCGCCGAAAATCAAACCGTGATTGAGCATGAAGCGTTTCAAACCAACGTTATCGTTATGAAAAACAACGATTTCTTTTTCTTCTAAGTCCGAGAAAACAACAAACCAATCGTGCGCGAAAACCTCAATGTCATAAATATAAATTTTCATTTTCGAATTCCTTTAGTAGCGCTCCTATCGCATACGCAACGGTTACTGTAACAGCATTACCTGCCTGTTTATAAAGTTGAGTGTCGCTGATTCCCGCTGCTTTCGCTCTGTTGAAACAACTGTCCGGGAAACCCTGAAGTCGCCAACATTCGCATGGTATTAATTTACGAATGTGAATACCGTCAGATCTCAGCAAATTGTTTTGTTGCCAAGAATTACTTGTTAAAGTTGGGGATATTCCATGGACCCCGCCTTTGTTCTTCCCTCTAGCCAACTGTATTACTTTAGGCTCATTACATTCATTTCGACTTTGATCATCTATAATAGCCACGCCGTGCCTATCTTGTGCTGTAAGCGTGAACATCGGATCTCCATCTTTTTTCATGCGTCTGCCGTTTTGCCGTTTTTCTGCTCTGTCAGGTGTTAAGACGGGACGGACTAAAATCTTATTACCCTCTCCTTTATTCGTTGTTAGCGTGGGAGATATACCAATACTGTCATAAATATTGCCATTCATTCCGTTCCCACTTGGATTACTATTCCCTATACACAATACGCCTGTGCATTCTGCTTGCCTCGTCGAATAACCTTTGTTATATTTAGCTTGCAAACATCTTGAAGATTGAGTTATTTTAGGATTGTTCGTTGTTAAATCAATACCGTAAAGTCCTGTTTTGCCTCCCCAGCCACCGCCGCCAGCTCTTAAAGTTCTTGCCAGGCCGCCTGGATTATATACTCTCATGCTGTCCGAAAGTCCGCTTGTTATTTCTTGCAGTTTGCAAGGATTTTCGCCGTTTGTTCCGCAGATAGGAAATATTTTTCGTCTACTTCCGTTTCCAAGATGTCCGACAATGAACACTCTTTCCCTACTTTGTGGGACACCGAAGTTCTTGCTGTTAAGTACTTGCCATTCGACACAATACCCCAGTTTTGCCAAGGCCCGGAGGATAGTTCCGAAAGTTCTCCCGCCGTCACTCGACAAAAGTCCTTTGACGTTTTCAAAGATAAAGTGTTTCGGCTTAATAATTCTGATAAATCGCAAAAGCTCAAAGAAGATAGTACCTCTAATGTCAGCAAAACCTTTTCGTTTTCCTGCGATACTGAAAGACTGGCAGGGGAATCCTCCGCAAACAATGTCAATTGTTCTACTGTCGGCAAGTTGGCTAATTTCTTCATCAGTGACTTTCGTGATGTCATGTGCTTCCCACTCTCCCTTCGTATCGTGAATGGCTTTATAAGCCTTTAGAGCATATTTGTCAAACTCGCAAAATCCGACGCAGTTGTGTCCGGCTTGTTCTAAACCTAATCTGATACCGCCTATTCCTGCACATAGGTCAATAAAATTCAATTTCTCACCCCTCTCTGCGCTCTTTGATATTCTGAAACATATTCATTGAAAAGTTTTTCATTGAAATCGCTGAATCCTGATAAAGCCCTGTAGATATCCTTTTCAACTGTCCCTTTGGTTAGGAAATGAATGTAACTGCATTTTTGTGTTTGTCCGTTCCGGTGTATGCGGTCACGGCTTTGTTCTAAAATGTTTGATCGCAGCGTCGGTTCGTAGTAAAGGATCGTATCAGCTGCAAACAGGTCAATGCCTTGACAGCCACTGACATACTGACAGACTATTACGCGGATTGATTCATCAGCCTGAAATTCTCTCCATATGCTCTTATTTTTCTGCCGTCCGTCTAATACTATGGATTTCAGCTTTCGTTTCTTCAGCAGTGCTGAAATGTTGTCAATGCTTCTCGTGAATTCTGCAAAGATGACAAGCTTTTTATCAAACCCGTCTAAGAATTCATCAAGTGCGTTGATTTTTTCACACTTCAGTTCAACCGCTTCCCCGGTGTCGTCTATCAGGAATCCGCTTGCAATCTGACGAAGTTTTGTAAGCTTAACAAGTGGATTATCAGCGACGAATTCCATTTCAAGGCTTGCCGAATGTTTCGCGATACCCTTATAAAGCTTTTTGTCCGGAAGCTCCAGTTCGATAATCTCGTCCGGAAGTTTGTCAGGCAGATCAAGACATTCGTTTTTCGTAACCCTGTACGAATACTGATCAACAATTTCTTGTAATTCACTGATTTTTCGATACCTGTAAGGCTTATGAAACTGATCTAATAAAGCATACTTATCGAGAAATTCGTAATAAGTACCCTTCCCGCCGTCAGTCAGCCTGAAGATGTTACTGTAAACCCTGCTGCCGACTAAATACGGATCAAGAAAACAAATCAAAGACCAAAAATTTTCAAGTTGTCCGTTTGATATCGGTGTACCTGTCAGCGCGTATCTGTATTTTGCCTGTACTGCAATCTTCAAGATGAACGCAGCCCGCTTTGAAGTCCGATTCTTGATACTGTGAGCTTCGTCAATCACGATAGAGTCATACTGCCGATCGTAAGGATTGAATTTGTTTCGGTCATACCGCCAAACTTTGTCATAGTTGATGATTTCAACATGAGTTTTCAGCCTGATCTGCGATTCAGTGTCGAACATCTGAATATCTCGATCCCATGATCCCATTACTGACTTTGGGCAGATTACAAGAGCTGTTTTTATGGCCTTTGATTTTATAAGCTCATTTAACCGCGTCAGTGTCGGTATTGTTTTGCCTGTTCCCTGCTCCATAAAGAGCATGAACGAATCCAGCGATCGAAGGTATGCGAGTGCTGTTTTTTGATGTTCGTAAAGCTGCATTAGAAAAACCTTGCGAACATTAGACCTAGAACAAAGCCGATAATGAAGATTGATACTTCAATCCACCAATACCAAAGACAAGCCCAAACATAAGCACCAACACCACAACGTGGATATTTCATACTAAAGCACCTGCCTTTTTCCATTTATTAAACGCCTTGACGTTCTTTGGATCTGCGTAAAATCTGCGGATAGCTTCGGCGAACCGATCTATGCTGTTCGCTTGCAGCCGACCGACGGTTTCAACTCTTATCTGATTTTTATTCATTGGCCTCACTTCCTATTTGATTAAATTTGTAAAACCTTGCGCGTGTGAATCCCATTCGACGCTGTATGATTTCAACGTCATAGTTATCGGTTACATAACGGGAGAACGAACGCGCCGTTACTGGTGCCCTTTTATTCTTACGACAGTAACGCTGATACTGTTCATACAGGTATTCTTTCATGATCATTTGACATTCAGTGTTTTGAATAAAACCTTGTATAAACTCTGTGATTGTTTTATTTTGGAATACCCTGCTGCCAGTCATCGGTATTCTGAACAGCTGACAGATAAGAGGCAGTTTGTTTTTAGGGCATTCCTTTAAGATCAGCGCGATTTCCATTATCTGCTCATATGTAAGTTTTTCCGGATCATACGCCGCCTTTTCAATAGTACCCATTCCTGAAGCCCCTTTCTCTAATAGCTTTATCAAAACAATCGTGGTATAATTCTTATGGTTTGTTTTTTAATTGGCAGCTTTCGAGCTGTCTTTTTTTGTCACCTTTGTCACTTGTCAAGTGACTTTCCGGGCAAAAAAAATTTCACTAGGATTTTTAATTTCTAAAATCCTAACCATTGCGTTCATTTCATCAGAATCGAATTTCTTTTTATTCATTTTTGAATAGAAGGTTTTATCAGTCATTCCGAGCTTTTGCGCAATGGCTCTTTGAGAAAATCCCTTTTCAGCAATAATCCCTCTTAATGCAGCAGTGTCTATCATCACATCACCTCCTGTCACCTGCGGCGTAACTAAATTATAACCGCGCTTCAGTAACGTGTCAAGTGATTTTTTTCGTAATTTAAGTATTTTTTGTTGCTTATTGCGTAATTTATGTTATAATTGAGTTACAGACTTGATAAGTAAAGGAGTAAAGAAATGACTACTATCGGTAAACGTATGCGATTGGCTCGTATCAACAATGAAAAAACACTTGAAGAAGTAGCTAAAGCCGTCGGCGTAAGCCGTCAAACTATCCAACGTTACGAAACCGGTATTATTAGCAATATACCTTCTGATAAGATAGAAAGTATTGCTAAAGCGTTAAACGTAACACCCGGTTATTTGATGGGCTGGGAGCTATCCCCGGATATACCTGATTATCCAAACATTTTTCCCATTGAAACAAAAAAAATCCCGCTGCTGGGTAAAATAGCAGCCGGGCAGCCTGTTTTAACAGAAGAATGTTTCGATTCATATGTGCAGTGTGGAAATGTCATAAATGCAGACTTTTGCCTGCGTGTTCAAGGTGATAGCATGATAAATGCTCGTATTTACGACGGTGATATTGTATTTATCAAACATCAGCCGGAAGTCGAAAACGGCGAAATCGCAGCTGTGGCTATCGATGACGCTGTTACATTGAAACGTGTTTATATTTCTGATAGCTTCGTCGAATTGCGTGCTGAAAATCCAAGGTATAAACCTATGGTATTTGATAAAGCAAACTGTCTGTCATTTAGAATTTTAGGTAAGGCTATCGCATTTCAAGGCGATATTAATTAAATAGTTTAGCGAAAGCTTTTCTATAAATTTTTTTGAAAAGAGGTTTTATGATGAGAAAAAGACTGAGTATAATTTTTGCCATTATCGTTACGATATTCACGGCAGGCTGTTCAAGCTCTGGTAGTTCTTCCTCCGAGTGGCCTGCTAAAGATAGCCTAATAATCAGTAGTCAAAACGCTGCTGTTTCAGGTACAGGATCTTATATAAGAATTGAGGGCAGTGTAAAAAATTTAGCGAAAAAACCTATTCGTTCTGCAATTTTACGTTATGAAAGTTTAGACGCCAATGGTTCAGTTATCGACAGTTCGCAAGTCCCAATTATCGGCCCAATAAATCCAAATGAAGAAAAAACGTTTGACACAATGGCTAAAAGATTAAAGAACATGAATAAATATAGAATCTATGTAAATGAAGCCAGCTATTAATTTTCATAAATAAAAAAGACCGTTTCGGAGTACCAGTCCGAAACGGTCAACGTAACGCCCACCCTTCACAGCGAGCAGATTACTATACATATTATAGCATATCAGCTCCGCTGCTGCATACACAAAACAGTAAAGGAGTTGTTTTTTTATGTCCAAAGCCGTAATTTATGCACGTTATTCATCTACAAATCAACGTGAAGAAAGCATTGAAGGTCAAATCCGTGAATGCACTGATTTTGCCAAACGTCAGGATATTACTATTGTCGGAAGTTATATTGACAGAGCCTTAACCGGTAAAACCGACGCCCGCCCGCAATTTCAAAAAATGATTTCCGATAGTGGTAAACAGCTTTTTGATATTGTTATCGTTTACACATTAGACCGTTTTGCACGTAATCGCTATGACAGTGCAACGTATAAAGCAAAACTAAAAAAGAACGGCGTCAAAGTCATTTCTGCCAAAGAGAATATCACCGACGATCCATCAGGCATAATCCTAGAATCTGTGTTAGAAGGTATGGCAGAATATTACAGTGTAGAATTAGCACAAAAGGTTTTACGTGGTATGACTGAAAACGCGCTTGATTGTAAATGGTTAAGCGGTATTATCCCTTTAGGATATAAATTAGATGACGACAAACATTTAATAATTGACGATCACGCAGCCCCTATTGTTCGAAAAATATTCGAAATGTATGCAGCAGGCGATCGTATTGTTGACATAGCCAAATATGCTAACAGTACACATTTAAAAACGGCAAAAGGAAATAATTTTTCACGCTGCAGCTTTACTCATATGCTTAAAAATGAAACTTACATCGGTACTTATAAATGGCGTAACATTGTTAAAACAAAAGTGATCCCGCGTTTTATTCCTGATGACCTGTTTTACGCTGTACAGAAAAGAATAAAATCAAGAAAAGAAACCAATATCAGAGGGAAAAGCGAAAATTTCCTGCTATCATCAAAACTGAAATGTGGAAAATGCGGGCAATTTATGACCGGTGTCAGCGGCACAAGCAAACAAAAAAGACGTTACTATTATTATCAGTGTTATGCCAGTAAAAGTAAAAAATGTGATATGCCCTTATTTCCACGCGAAAAACTGGAAGATATTATACTTGCAGAAACCATTAAACTACTGTCAGAACCGCATACAATTGAGTTTATTGCAAATACTGTAGCCAATTTACCAATTGACGAAAATACACAGATAAGCATATTAGAAACAGAAATTACAGAAATAAAAAATAAGCTGAAAAACTGTATAAAAGCGATTGAAAGCGGTTTAATATCCGACACGATTTCCAAAAACATTTCAGAATATGAAAAAAAACTATCCGTTTTAGAAAAAGACTTGTCGATAGAAAAAGTATTAAACGAACCTTTTAAAATTACACCCGATCATGTCAAATTTTTCTTATATAATATTCTACAAATAAAAAACGCGGACGAACGTCGGGATATGATTATCTCAACATTCGTCCGTGATATAGTATTGACTAAAGATGATATAGGGTATACTGTAAAAATAACCTACAACTATAACGAAAACCCTTCGACATCGCTTGATAACAGCGTGCAGAAGGGTTCGCAAAAATCTAGTTTGGTAGCGCCAACGAGAATCGAACTCGTGATTTCGCCTTGAGAGGGCGACGTCTTAGCCGCTTGACCATGGCGCCATTGGCTCCGGGACTAGGGCTCGAACCCAGACAAGATGATCCAGAATCACCTGTGCTACCATTACACCATCCCGGAATTGTGTTGAACACAAGGGTTATTATAACTCACTTTGCCGCGATTGACAAGTACTTTTTTTACTTTTTCTTACATTCCCTTATTATAAGTGAACGTATCCAGAGTTTCATTGATCTTTTTAGCCAAAGATTCCGGCAGTCCTTCAATATTGACGTTGAGGAAGCCGCGGACGATAGTAGCAGTAGCTTCTTCTTCGTCCATTCCTCGCGCCATCAGATACTCGATCTCTTCAGGAGCGATGCGGCCCACAGCAGCCTCGTGGCTGAGCTCGGCATTACCTGTAAATGCATCCAGCTCAGGTATGGCAGAAATATAACCTTTATTACTGAGCATCAAGCCATTACATTCCAAATGGGCACGAATGCCTTCGGCACGACCTGTAAGATTGCCGCGGTTGATGATCTCACCGCCGGTAGAAATAGTACGGGTCACGATTTCGGCACGGGTACCAGGCACCTCTAACAGCGCCTTGCCGCCGATATCAAGATGCGACCCCTCCGGTGCCACTAAAATAGAATTTAAGCGTGCCACAGCGCCTTCGCCTACCAGCTTGGTAGTAGGATACATCTGCACATCTTTTACTTTTTCCATGCAGACATAATTAGAAATAAACTGACCGCCTTCTTCGATGATCGTTACGCTGCGAGGACGCACAGCAATGTTTTCGCCCCAGCTGTGGATCATGGTAAAGGTCAGCTTAGCATTTTTTTCAACATAAAATTCACTGATACCGATATGCACGCCTTTTTCAACACCGGGATCACTGGCACAGCCAGAGATGATATTAAGCTCAGCGCCTTCTTCTACAATAACAATGTTATGAACACGCTGCAGCTGCTCCTCGTGACCGATAAAAACGCAGGCCTGCAGCGGAGCTTCTATCTTCTGCCCGGCTTTGACTCTGATAAAATATCCCTGTTCCTGCTCCAATGCAGTTTTAGCAGTATATTTATCAGTATCTGCCTTCACGGCATTCCACCAGTATTTTTTGACAAGTTCAGGATATTTTTTAGCGGCGGCGCCGGTATTCATCAATTCCAGCGGCAGCTGCGGCTTTACTTCGGCCTCAATAGGCGCATTGTCGACCTGAATAAAGCTGGCGCTGCGATTCTCCCTCTCCAGATCGATACCAACATGCTCCAGCCGTTCTTTCCCTGCTGCTGAAAGCTCGGCGGTACTTTGCACATGCTGTTCATTATTATCATCAAATTTTTCCAAATCGATATCATTGCCAAAAGCAGCTTTTTTAACCAGCGCTTCCTGCAGATTTACCTGTTCACTCATTTCATCCCCCTCCTGCAGCCGCCATTCACACATTTCTCATAACCGGTCTTGCTGATACAGCTCAATACATCCAAAGGATCGCCGCTGGTACAGCTTAAAGTGCCCTGATACAAAATATGAGCATGCGAAGCCGGCACATACTTCAAAATATGCCCGACATGAGTAATAATCAGACCGCTGCGCTGACTGCTGAGCGGATTATAAGTGTCACAGTCAAGATTATGGGCACAGCAGGGTTTATCACAGCCGGTGCCGCCACAGGGCTCGTTATGCAGAATGTAGTTGGCAGCCCGTCCTACAAGTGCGATATTTTCCACGTCGACACCTGATTCAGGTTCATCTAAAAGCAGCATATCAGGTTTTTGCGCCATCAGCTGCAGAAGCTCCGAACGTTTCAGTTCACCACCGCTGAAACCTTCATTGACACTGCGGTCGAGAAAATCAGCCAAACCCATCCATCTTGCCATTTGCTCCGTTTCCTGAGGCGTAGCTCCACAGATCTCAATCATATGGCGCAGCGACAAGCCGCGGATCGTCGGCGGACGCTGGATCATTACGCCTACACCTAAACGGGCCCGCTCATAACAAGGAGCTTCGGTAATATCATGACCTTTAAAATAGATTTTACCGCTTAATACCTCATAACGTTCAAAGCCCATGATCGTCCCGATCAAAGTAGATTTACCGGTACCGTTAGGCCCGAATAAAACATGGACCTCACCCGGTTTAATGTGCAGGTTAATATCGTGAAGAATCTGTCTGCCTTGTACGGCAACAGACAGATTTTCTATTTTCAGCATAATTGTATCCCTCTTTCCGAAATTTTTACTGATAGAATATAGTCTTTACTTACGTTTTTATTATAGCATACAATACGGGCAAAATCCATACTCTAATTGTAGGAATTGAATCATCACACTTCCTGTGCAAGATAGAATTTTCAGGCTTACTGTGTTAGAATAATCTTATTCAAACATTTGGGCAGCACTATCCGGCAACTCAAACTATAAATTTACCGGCAGGCACGCGGAGGTTCTATGCATCAGTATTTATTTCACATCGGCGATTTTCCTATCCGTATGTACGGTTTAGTTCTCTGTATGAGCATTTTTTTAGCAACTGGTGTTGCTTACTTTCTGGCCAAACAGGATGGCCGCTGGCAGCAGCATATCCTGGACATTGGTATTTACGGCGGCTTTGCCGGTTTGATCGGCGGACGCCTCTGGGATGTATTCTTTTTCGACTGGGATTATTACCAGCATCATCTGCTGGAGATACCTTTTGTCTGGCAAGGCGGCATGGCAATACAGGGAGGCGTCATCGCCGGCGTTCTGGCAGGCATCTGGTACTGTAAACGGCATCAGATCGACTGGCTCGCTTTAGCCGATATCGTCTGTCCCGCAATTTTGATCGGTCAGGCAATCGGCCGTATGGCCAACCTGCTGAACGGCGATGCTTTCGGAACGCCTACAGGCGGTAATTTTGGTCTTTTATATCCGGAAGGTACGCTGGCTTTTAAAACCTATGGCGCCGTTCCTTTATGGCCAGCCGAGGTTTGGGAAGGCCAGCTGGATATCGTTATCTTCGCGCTCCTGCTTTTATTCCGCACTACTGATCACGCTAAAGGGCAGGCCATGTGTCTGTATGTAATGCTGTATTCAGCTGTACGCTTTGGTCTGGAAATGCTGCGCGGCGATTATGTCGAGCCCTTCTTATTTGGTTTAAAATCGGCCCAGGCTACCAGCCTTTGTTTTTTCCTGATCGCTTTAGGCTTCTTCCTCTATTTTGGCTGGCGTGAAAAGCATACTGAAGCTGCACCGCAGATAACTAATAAAAAACGCAGTAAAAAATAAAAATGCACATATTAAAAAGAGGC